AAGTCAGTGAATGCGTCCCAATTGCTTTGTATGCCGAGGATCAGCCTGTCCCACGGCGCAGCGTCCATTGCAGAAGGCTCAGGAAGTATGGCCGCCGTTTCCTCAGCCGCTTCACCAACGCTTTTAGCATCTTCCAGATTTAGAAGTTCTGTGTATTCCTTGATCTTGTCGCGCATATTGGCGATAAACTCTCGAATCGCCTCTGTCTGCTCCGGGAAATATGTCTCCGCCAGGCCGATCAGAAAATTCCCCAACCAGGTAAAAAAGGAAACAAACGCGTCCTTTACGGCACGGAAAATGGTGTTGAATGTGTCGGACATGCCTTCCAGCCAATTACCAACAGCTGCAAGATCCGTACCCATATTGCCACCAATAGCAGGCGCTTTACCTCCCTGGAAGCCGGGCACGCCCATTTCCCGGAACCATTCCAGGACAGCAGGCCAACCCCCCTGGACAGCGCGGGAGGGGACAACAGCCTCGCCCGGCGCAAGCATGGCAAGGAATTGATCCGGGCCGGTTGTGCCGGAAAGAACTGCGCCTTCTTGCATCCGCCCCTTCCACCAGTCCAAAGTCCCCTTAAAGCGTTCTCCGATTCCCGACAGATCAAAGCTCCAAAAGCTGGGGCCCTTTTCTTCGCGGTATTCTTTGATCCCCCGCACTATGCCTCCCGCTATCTCCGCGCCTAAGTTTAACGCCGCCGCGACAACGCGGTTAACAGCTCCTAAAATCGCCTTGACAAGAATTTCGCCAAGATCGAAGGTGAGAAGTATCCCCTCTCCTATCAACTCCCCCATGGACTTGCTAAGCTCAAGGAGATCCCGCGCCCAAGGAGGCAGTCCTGTTATTTCGCCTTCCAGCCCGCGCCTAAATGCTTCTTCTAGATCGAGATCCTTGAACGCATCAGCCGACCATTTGTGGATCATCTCTTTGACGGGCTCAAGCGATTTGCGGATATTTCTGATTTCAAAACTGATCGCGTCGGCAATATTGATCGTGGTTTTAATGGTCCACGTCCAGCTTTTTTTCAGCCAATCCCTGAGAGACTGCAGGATCGGTTCAATAAACCCCCAGGCGGACTGAAGTTTTTTCACTATACCCTCCCATCCCTCAGTCCAGGCGGCGTAAAGCAGGTATGCCCCGGCGGCCAAAAGCCCCAATTTCAGTATCAGGGGAGAAGTGATGAAGGAAACAACGCCGCCGAACAGGGCAATGGCTTTCACCGCCAACGCAACCCCCTTTACGATCAAGCCGAAGGCAATTACGCCGCCAAGAATGGCCGCGACCATAGCGGCCCAACGGATGATTTGCGCCCGCTGCTCTTTATCCATCCCCTGCAGCCCGCGCACCAGATCCTGAGCGATAGAAACGAGGGTTCGGACGTAAGGCATTAAATCCTTACCCAGAATGATCGCTGCTTCTTGGAATTGAGACTTCAAGATATTGAGCTGGCCGGACAGGGTATTTAACTGCTGTCGTTCGATGCGTTCCGCCAGGCCGCCCGATTCTTTCAGCCTTTGCGCAAACTCAGCCAAAGAATCGCTGCCCATTTCGATTAATGCAGTCATGGCGGGGCCGGCCCGTTGCCCAAACAACGCCATAGACTCTGCGGCCGTAATTCCCACTTTCTCCAGATCAGCGACAATATCAATCATGTCACGCATCTTCCCAGAAGAGTCAAAGACAGTAAGCCCAAGTTTGCTTATGATTCTTTTCGCTTCCCCGGTTGGATTCAACAATCGTGAAATAGCGCCGCGCAAAGATGTCCCGGCCATAGTTCCCTGGATACCGGCATTCCCCATTAGCGCAATAATGGCGGCGGTTGTCTCGATTTCAACCCCCGCCGCTTTTGCGACAGGCCCGACGTAACGAAACGCCGCGCCCAATTGACGCAGGTCAACATTCGCGCCGGTCATGGCGGAGACTAAAATATCGTTGATCCCTGATAATTCCTCCACTTCCATGCCGTAGCCGGTCAGGATATTGGTTGTGATGTCGGCGGCGGTACCGAGATCCATCATCCCGGAGGTGGCAAGCTGTAGGACGGACGGCATGGCTGCAATAATTTGATTAGCCTTAAATCCGGCCATTGCCATGAAATTCATGCCTTCGGTGACTTGCAACGCGGTGTATTCCGTGGCTCCGGCATAAGACAAGGCCGCCTGCTCGAGTTCGCGGAATTCCTCCGCCGTCGCTTGGCTGACTGCCTTTACCCTGACCATACCGCGTTCAAAATCGGCAGTGGTTTTCATGACTAAAGTTCCGGCCCCTACTATGGCGGTTAAGGCAATAGTCGCCGTCCTGGCCGCGCGCCCTACCTCAGAAGCGAAATGGTCCATCCGGTGGGAAGCATTTTGAATATGGCGGTTGAAGGTGTCGATTTTGCGCGCGGATTTGTCCATTTCTTGATGAAAGCCCCTGGTTGACGCCACTAAATTAACCACAAGCGTTCCGACAGTCGCCATAATACCGCCCCCAAACAAAGAGGGACGGCATTATTACCGTCCCCTGTTCATTTTTGCCCTTTCGCGATCAGCCTCGATACGTTCGTGTTCCAACGCAAAATATGCCTGCCATTCGGTAATTTCCCTGGAGTCCATCTTCGCCAGTAGTTCCGCCCGTGTCATTTTGAGTTCGCGCGCGAGCGAGAAGGTGAAGTAGCGCCAGGAATTTTTTCGGAGTTTTTTACTAATTCCTTGAAGTCCTCCCGTGTCATGCCGGAGAGTTTCTGCGCGACGTTAAACACCCGTTGTAATGCCCGTCCGGACTTTTTGCCCAGCGCTTCCACATCGGCAGATGAGAATATCAGATTGCCCTCTTCGTCCACTACCGTTTTGGCAATGAGTTTGGCGCGTAGATTTTCGTAGTTTACCTGCACTTCATCACCGTTGCGGATGACAGCTTCGGCCTCAAACTGGTCGCGGCCTTTGCCGTCCAGCCCCCGGACAAGCACGCTGCCGCCCCACTCAGGGACATCAACCTTTTCTGTCTGAATATCCTGTGCCTGGAGAATCTGGTCACGAGTCAGCAATTTGCCCATTGGTCTTCCCTCCTTTCATTTAATTAAGTGGTACTCCTGGTGATATAACCCTTACACTGAAAACCGGCGGTGAACTTGGCGGCGTCGGCCACGGCGGAGCGGGGATTATAGCTATTCAAGATCGCCGGTCCGGAGTAATGAACTTTTCCGGCCGCCGTTGATTCCGGGTAGTAATGGTACCTGTCGGCCGTACTGTCAAGCCCAACAATGCCTTCCAGATAACCGTCTATCGTCGCGTCCCAGTTACCCTCGATGGTGATCGTCGCATCCTTAAAACCGGCGACGTAATCCTTGGAAGGTGTCGCCCCAGTGGAAAACGCGGTCACTTCGGCGGTGTCGGCTGTCTGCGGGAAGTCAATACTGGTCAGGTATGCGCTGATATCCCTAATGGTGGTCGATGAATCATAGATGAAAAATTTGCTTATCTTCGAGTGGAAAAAAGCCATTTAAACCATCTCCTTTCTTATTTCCCTTCATAAAAAAGCCCGGCAGGGCGGGGAGGGAAGGGCCCGCCTTTTCGGTGGAACCTAGCCGGGCAAACTTATTTGCGCCCGAAACCGATATGGAACGTTGCGCCGGTCGTCTCCCAGGCTGCGCGGACATACTGTTTAACATCGCCTGTCGCGGTAATACGCTCAGATGTTCGCTCAGTCGTCGCGGTGAAGGTAATTAAGTCATCCCAGGTGCTGCCGGACGTGGAATGTTGGACATACGCGCTTAGCCCGGAGGAAACTTCTGTCACCTGCAGGTATCCAACCGCCCCGCCTGTCGTTGCCGCCTCTTGATCTATTGCCGTGCCTTCGCCGGAAGAAGTTCTCTCCTGCAGCGCATGAAGGGAAACAAGCCGTTCCCGCGCCGTTTTACTCTGCGCGCCGGCTGTAATTCGGCAGGCGTCGTCAATTGTGCCACGGACATTATAAGCGTTGGAAAGCGCGCTAAACCCATACCCAACACGCCCAAGCGTATCGTTGCCCGGATACCATGTCCAAAGCCCGCCGGTATCGCCCAGCGCTTCGGAAAGTACTTCATCAACCGCATTTGAGCTGCCGTCGAAAAAACCTTCTGCCGAAAGGGTCGCGTCCGCGTTGCCTGCCACATAATTTTTGTACGGCGCCGCTTCGGTTGAAAAAGTCGTCACTTCCGCAGTGTCAACGGTGGCCGGAGAGTCAATGGAATTAAGATACCGCGTTAGATCGTAACCGCGCATATATACCCGCGCG